CCGGATTGAACGAATTGATGAAGTCACCCGAAATGCAGGCGGTGCTTGACAGTGCAGGTGCGCAGGTCGCAAGTATTGCAGGTTCTGAATACGAAGCAACACCAAGGACAGGTCGATGGATAGGTTTCAGCAATATCTATCCAATTAGTAAAGAAGGTGCAAAAGATAACGCAGAAAACAACACGCTTATCAAGGCACTCAGCGCATCGGGATTGAGGATGAGTAAATGATCGAAACAGTATTATTGAATTATCTGAATAGTGCAGGGTTATCCGCACAGGTGTACATGGAGCAACCGGCAAAGAAGCCGAGTGCTTTTTTTGTACTCGAAAAGACAGGCGGAAGTCAGACCAATCATATCGACGAGTCCAATTTTATCGTGCAGAGTTATGCCGAAAGCCTTGCCAATGCTGCGCATATGAACGAGGAAATCAAGCAAGCCATGTTTAATGCAGTCACCTTGGATGAAATTTCAAAAGTTGAATTGAACAGTAATTACAACTATACAGACTCAGCCACAAAACAGTACAGATATCAGGCTGTTTATGTGGTTGTTCACTATTAGGAGGAAAAGAAATGGCTAATACAGCAAGTTATGTTACAACTGGCAAGCCTAAGATAAGCGGTGGCATTTGGGTTGCTCCGAAGGGTACTACACCCCCCACGGATGCAACAACCTCGCTTAGTGGCGCATTCACTTGTCTTGGCTACGTGTCAGAGGATGGTTTATCGAACAACAACGAGCTGACAGTTGATGCTATCAAAGCATGGGGTGGAAATATTGTATATCGTTCACTTACCGAGATGAATGACGAGTTCTCATTTGCTCTGATAGAAACCGAGAATGCTGATGTTCTCAAGACTGTATATGGCTCGGACAATGTTACGGTTGGTGGCGATAACAGTATCACGGTCAATATCGTTGCTGAAGATCCCGAGGAGCTTGTATGGGTATTTGAACTTGCACTCCGTGGAGGTATCGCAAGAAGGATCGTAATTCCCGATGGAGCCATCACAGCAAGGGAAGAGATTACATACAATGACAGTGATCCTGTTGCTTATGGTGTAACCGTCAGCGCATACCCGGATGCAAACGGTAAGACTCATGTTGAATACACGGAAGGTGTTTCACCGAGTGTATAAAGAGTAAAGGAAGGAAGAGTAATGGTTGAGGGTAAAACTAAGAGTGGATTTGAGTTCAAATATGATGAACGTATATTAAATGATTACGGTCTGTTAGAGGCAATCGGTGCGTTTGACGAGTCAACAGGGAAAATTCAGCAGGTGGCGGCGCTCAAAAGAATGCTTGATTATCTGTTGGGTGATAACAAAGATTCATTCATGGAGCATATTGCATCAAAAAACAATGGGTTCCGTCCTCTTGATGTAATACAGACCGAAATACTTGAAATTATATCATCATCTGAGAAATTAAAAAACTCATAATCCTCGCACATATAATCAATCGGTGCGAGGGTGAAATGGTGTGTGATTTCGCTCAACTATACCACATATTCAACTGGCGAGAGTTGCCGCCATTAACGGTTGCGACTCTTGCGGTTGGGTTGCCGAGAAATTCAAGAGTAAAAAGAAAAATTAGCGGTATTGATTTGGATTTGAACGAAATGATGATGGCAATGATGGTGGATAGTTTGAACATATTGATTTGGCAGAATACAAAAGACGGACAAAAGAACAGAAATCGTCCCGAGTCGATATATAAACGTCTTATGGGTTTGGATAAAAAACTCAAGGACGAGCTGATGTCATTTGACAGTATCGAAGAATACGAAAAATGGCGAAAAGCTAAGATGGAGAAATAGTATGGCAGATATAGGAACCGCTTATGTCAGAATAGAGCCAACTGCACAAGGAATATCGGGTAGCATCAGTAAGATGATTGATGGTGAGGCATCGAGTGCAGGAACATCCGCAGGCAAAAAGATGGGAAGTTCCCTTGGCGGCGCATTGGGTGGAGCATTAAAGACAGGCGCAGCACTCACAGCGGCACTTGGTACAGCAGCTGTCGGAGCAGGCACAGCACTTACAGGTGCGGCATCATCTGTTGCGGCTTATGGTGACAATATCGATAAGATGTCACAAAAAATGAATATGACAGCCGAAGCGTATCAGGAATGGGATGCAGTAATGCAACATTCCGGGACAAGCATGGAAACGATGAAAGCATCCATGAAAACGCTTGCTAATGCCGCTGAAACAGGAAATAAGGCTTTCAAAGAAGTTGGCATCACTGAAAAAGACTTGCAGACTCTTAATCAGCAGGAGTTGTTTGAGAAAACCATAGCAGGCTTGCAGAATATGACCGATGATACACAGCGGACATATATTGCAGGTAAGTTGCTTGGAAGAGGAGCAACAGAGCTTGGCGCATTGCTCAATACTTCTGCCGAAGATACACAAGCCATGCGAGATAGAGTACATGAGCTTGGTGGAGTAATGTCTGATGAAGCAGTTAAAAATGCGGCTGCTTTTCAAGATAGTTTGCAGGATATGCAGACTACATTTGCAGGCGTAAAAAATTCTGTAATGGCAGAGATGTTACCATCTTTTACGTCAATAATGGATGGTCTGTCATCGCTCGTGATCGGAGAGGAAGGAGCAAAAGAAAAGATTGTCACAGGTGTTCAAGGCATTGTGGATAATATCACAGAAGCGATGCCGAAACTGATTGAAGGATTCAGCACCATCGCACAGGCTCTAATGGAGGTTGCTCCTGAGTTAATCGGATCACTTGCAGAAGGTATTATCAGCGCAATTCCTGAGTTGTTGCCATCACTGATTCAGTTGGTTGGTGAAATAGGCTCGAAGCTGATTGAGCTGTTGCCGCAGTTGATAGAAGTCGGGATGCAGGTCATTTTGGAGTTAGCAAACGGTATCGCACAGGCTCTGCCCGAGTTGATTCCGACCATCGTTGACACCATGCTGATGATTGTTGATACATTGATTGCCAACATTGACCAATTAGTTGATGCGGCAATTGCTATTATGACAGGATTGGCGGAGGGTCTGATAAACGCTCTGCCCGAATTGATTGACAGATTGCCTGAGATAATCGTTGCGATTGTTGAAGGATTGGTTGAGAATGCTCCGAAGTTACTTGAAGCGGCTGTCGAGATCATTGTTGCACTTGCCACAGGTTTGATTGAAAGTCTGCCCGAATTGATAGCGGCTCTGCCGGAGATTGTAACCGCAATCGTTGAAGGAATAATCAGTCTTGCATCCGACATGATTGAGGCAGGCAAGTCACTCGTTGATGGCTTATGGGAAGGTATCAAGAAGAATTGGGATAATCTTGTTAAGAGTGTAACCGATCTGGGCAAGAAACTCGTTGAAAAGGTCAAGGGATTTTTTGAAATTGGCTCACCATCAAGGTTGTTTGCTGATGAAGTCGGTAAATGGATACCCGAAGGAATAGCAGTTGGTATCGAGGCTAATGCGGACAGCGTGAACGGTGCGGTTGATGATATGGTACAGGATGCCATGGTTAGTCCGAGCTTGAGTATGCTGAGTACGGCTCCAAACATGATGGGTATTGGTTCGAGTGCGGTTCCTGCGATGGCAAGCGATAACAGCGGAGTGATGGAGCTGTTGACGAGGTTCTTGCCGATTATAGCAGATGAGCTTGCAAGCGGTAATCGGATTGAATTTGATGATGATAATCTGTTTAAGCTCGTAAGACGGAAAAATAACGAGTTCATGAAAATGAACGGTGGTATGTCGGCACTGGCATAAGGTGGAAATATGGCAGATACAATATTTAAGCTAAATGATGTGGATTATTCAGCGCATGTGGTTGCAGATGATTACAAGATAAACGTTGAGCCTATATATCAAGAGTGGGTCGATGGTGGACAGGTTAAACACAGGGATGTGGTGGCACAGAAGGTCAAGGGTACCATGCAGATGTACTTCAAGACCGAGAGCGAGTTACAGACCTTCTTGACTGCGCTCAATAATGCGGTGACATCTGCGCACACGTATCCTGTTAAGCTGATGGTCAACAATGCCATCGGCACTACACTCGTCAGTAAAAATGTGTTTATGGATTTCAAGCCTGTCCGACAGAGGGACGCAACGTGGGCAGATACATTTAAAGTATTTGAGGTCACGATAGAGGAGCCGTAAATGTTACCAATACCAGATAACGAAAAAACCAAATGGGGTAGCGGACAGTATCTCAAGGAATTACGGATTATATTTCCTGATATACAGCGAGTCATCTATAACGATGAAATATATGGCGAGTCCATGACTTTGAAAGAAAGCCTGTTTGACGGTAATGGTGCCATCAATGTGTCGGGGTGCATATCAAGTCAGTTTTCGATCGAGATCCGGCACTCACTCAACGCATATGTCGGGCAGAGGATCATTGCCGAGATCCGTATCGATGGCGGTGCATGGCGGCAGTTATTCAGCGGATATGTTGATTCGGTTGAAACGGTCAGAGATAGGAGTTATCAGAAGCTGTCCTGCTATGACGTGATACAGTACAAGGGTAGCACGAACGTTATCAGCGCATACGAAGGTCTTAATGATACATTTACGGTCAAGCAGTTAAGGGATGCGGTATTTACTTATCTGCGGATAAACCAAAAGACACAGACTCTGCCGAATGACCTTGCGGTGCTTGCCAAGAATACGGAATTGACCGAGCTTGCTGCAATCGATGTCATGAGGGCATTGTGCCAGATAAATGGCATGTTCGGAATAATAAACAGGGATGGACAGTTTGAATATCGCAAGCTGTTCTTTTTTTACGATAAACTGCCGTATCCATCTGATGATTTGTTCCCGGCAAGCGATTTGTATCCCGGGGAAGTATCAGAGGATGGCCACGAGTATATCGATGCGTATGAATCGGTGAAGTATGAGGAGTACGAGGTCGAGCCGATTACAAAGGTTACGGTCCGGGACAGCAGTTCTGACGAACAGGCGGCCGAGTATGGGACAGGAACAAATAACTATCTCATTGAGGGTAATCCGTTACTATCGGGCGCACTGTACAGCGACAAGGAATTTATAGCGCATAATGTGTTTACCACGTTTGCAGGCTTGTCATTCAGACCGTTTGACACAAATGTCATTGGCAGGCCGTATATCGAGGTCGGGGATGCAATCAGTCTGTATATATATGACTATTCGAGCGGTGAGCCTGTTACCGTACTGCTGACGTTTAATATACTGACGAGGAATTTAAAGGGCATCCAATGGCTGAGGGATAACTATACGGCGAATGGTGCGCAGTATCAGCCTGAGGTCAAAATCGAGCGCACGAGCGGTAGTGATGCGGCTGCAAT